TGCCTGGATAAGTGCGTGCTTATCCTGCTTAGAGTATTTGTGCTATTTATATTGCTTAATTTTTCTAATTCAAGATCCAGGTACTTTTCAGCTACTATACTTTCGGCTTGACCTAACTCTACCCTTCCCTGCAGTGTAAGAAAGTCGGCATAAGCCGCATGCGCTATATAATTGAAGAACTCACTTGGAACTTCTACCGTTGAATTGTAGTAATCCGAATTCACAGTAAATGGTGTGAACTGCTTTTTGTATGTGGCGTAAGCCACGTTTTCGTTGGTATTTAAAATGTTTAAAATTTTAGCACCATTAAAATCCACAAAGAAATCATACTCCAGGACTGAATTATTAAAAAATGCTTTCTGCCTATGTATTCTTTGAAAATCTCCTATTGAGTCCTTACCTGTCTGGGCATAAGGAATAAATTGCTCATCTAAAACTAATGGAGTACCAGATAACAGGGCAGTTGTTAAATTCCACCCATTGACCTCAGATGGGTTGTCTTTCTTTACAGAATCAGCCTCAACTAAAACTGTTGTACCTGTGCCTGCTTGGACATCAATCGTACCATCTGCATTTATAGCAATATTACAAGAAGTTTCAATTTCCCATCTACTTGTACTTGCTCTTTTATATATGGCTGCAGTACCAACAACTTGATTATGACTTCTACTCCCGTGAGCAGGATTATAATAAATATTAGTTCCAGCAAATCCTCCGCTGCCTCCATTTTCTTGTCCGAGTAAAACGTAATTTCCATTTACAACAGATGAAGAGTCCGATGAGCTTCCTGCCCCTAGACCACTAATACTCAAAGAAATAATATCTCTTGCTTCTGAGCTAACAAGATACCTAGGCCATACTGGACTCTTCCTGAACGCCTCAAAATACCTGCGATTAATAAAACTAGCTAATTGGTCCTGTTCAGTTTCAACGAGTTCAACTGCACCAATTAGATGCGTGCTAAGAGCAAATAGATCCTTGTATTGCCTGGTTTGCATTATGCTTTATTCGCGCTAAGTTCTGGGAACTTTTTGTTGTAGTACTTGATGAATTCTTTTGAATGCACGGTGTCGTGCCCGTACTTCTCAGTTAATCTAAAAAAATCCCTAGCTGGGATTGTAGCTACGCATTTACCAAGAGTTGGATGCGTTTTGCCTCTTTGCTGATTTGCTTCTTTAGCAGCAATATCAGTTCTTTGTTTTTCTAAGGCGACTTCCCGCTTGTATCCATTTTGGATTTCGCGCATGAACGCACGATCCACTTCTCCGTCCGAATACCTGGGAAGATTTGGAATAATTATATCCATAAAAAAGGTGGGGGGCCGAAGCCCCCCGACCAGAATTAATTAGTTAAGATCGCAGATTTCGAACTTGAACTTGATTTCACCTGCAGTGAGCTCATTTACTGAGTAAGGAGTTCCTGTGCTTGCATCAGGTGTAAATGTAATCAAGATGTTACCAGCAGCTGTAAAAACGCTACCATTCTCATTGTCGAGAAGAGTACCGCTATTAGCAACGTATGTGATTTCACTTTGATCAACATGCACTGCAGCGCTTGCTAAGAATCCATCAGTGTCGCCGCCCTCAATGCCAACTATGACATCTAGTTCGTCTCCACTTCCAGAATCGTCGAAGGCAGTTACCAGTTTAGCGGATGCCTTTGTTACAAGAGACCCAGCTGGAACAGCGTAAGTGAATGTTTTAGCAGTACTATCGGCGATAGTGCCAGCGTTAGCGACGGAGAAGTCATCGAAAGTAATGACTAATTCATCGGTAAAACCCTGAGGGTTTTCGTTTATAGTTAGTTTTGACATATTGTTATGTTCCTCGGTTAAGGGTTAAGCGATTGCAGTAATCTTACCGTGAGCTTGCGGATGATACACCAAAGATGTAAGTGCGCAATCAACATAGCCTCGTTCACCAGCTCCAAGATTTGGAAGGCGAGTGCTTCCCATTGGAATCAATTCAGAAACACCGAAGTACTCAGGGTTGATGAGATATCCTGTGTCCTTGGCAGTTGTGTCAGGAGCACAGTCAGGGTTCATGTTCACGATGGAAACCATGCCGTGATCACTTTGGTATACTTCAACCGAAAGAGTGATTTGAGCTTCGTTACCATTGTAGTTAACCGAACGAACACCAGGGTTTGTGCCAGTTGTCTCATTAGCGCCGAAACGAGCGAAGTCACTGATCTTACGACGAAGAGCAGTATCAGCAACAAGAGTCAAGCTCTCTGTAGATCCAGTCTCGCGGTAGATACCAGTGATAAGGTTGTTAAGTGTTGACTCAGTGAAAGCGCCAGTAAGGTGCAGAGAGTCAGTGCTAGTACGGAAGTCAGCAGGGACAGGGTTAACAGCTTGTGCACCGTTTTGGATCCACTTGCCAAGACCACGAAGTTTGTAAGGAGTACCAGCTCCGTCCTCTGATGACATTTCGTTGTCAGAGATAAGAGTAGCTTCTACGTTACGTTTTAGCTCGCGGATTGCCTTAGCTTCAGCTTGAGCAACCTTAGCGGGGCCAACCGAGTCAACAGCTTCCTGAAGATCAGATACAAGGTAATCCTTGCGGAACTTCTGAATGTAGTTGCCAAGACGAGCACGCTTTGAGAACTTGTCCGTGAATGAAGTAATATCGGAACCTTCCGAGATACCGTCAGTGCTTACGTCAGCAAGAGTATCAACAGTCCATTCAACGAAAGTGCTGTTTGCTTTTTGCTTGGAAGCAGATGATAGAACAGGTGTTTCTTCTGGAGCCAAAACGGTCAAGACATCAGTGAGGTCCTCGCGATTGGATACAGACGAACCCTGTGTATTTACACCAGTAGGTGCAGGGGAGAATGTATTAGATAATGACATTTTATTATATTATTGAGATAGTTGAAGTGTTCTGAGTCGAATGAAGTCGTTTTTATTGCCGCTTTGCAAAAATTGATTGGATGCGTTATTTAGATTCTTAAGAGCACTGGGCATTTTCTTTTCGGATTTAGCCGATGCAGGAGTGCTGGAAGGAGGAATAAGCCTGCCCTTTCTGGGTTCATCTTGTACCAATTTTCTTCCGAACATGCTGTTTGCTGCATGCGCAAGAAGATATGGTAATTGAGCTGAAACCTCTGGGTCGAACTTATCAAGTCCTTTTAAGCGCTCATCGTTGAGCATATCATTGTACTTGGAATTTACCTCATTGTCATCTTGCATCCACTTGAACTCCTTTTTTGCCTTGGCAATTAGGTTCTCTCCTGATTCTTTCGCATCCTGGATGCGTTGAATCTTTTGAGCTTGTGCAGGGATGAATTTCTTTTCGGCTTTCCTAGCATTCTGAAGGTGCTTTCTTACGTCGGACTTGGTCATTTCTTTGCCCTCGACCTCCGTAATTACTTCATCAGCTGAGTAGCCATCACTATTGAATATAAGATCCTCGGCCCATTCAATTACATCTTCCACTTGCTTTGCAACTGATTGCAATTCATCGATATTTTCTAAGTGGCTGTATGGGTTGTCCGAATCCTTAACTTCAGGCGTGATTTGACTCTTGGCTTGCGCCTTGAGTTTTTCTAGTTCAGCTTCTGCTGCTTTGCGCTTTGCTGTTAATTCACCGAATCTGGCTACTGCACGGCTACCGAGTTTTTCGGATAGTTCGCGCAGGTCATCTTCGGATAAATCATCCAATTCAATCTGAGAAAGAACATCCTCTGAAGTCTCTTCTTCGGTTGATTCCGATTGCTCGGACTCCTCCACTGAAGTTTCTTCTTCGGAATCCTCGTTAATGCTATTATCTTCTGCAACGGCTTCAGGTGCTTCAGCAGTCTCCTGCTCAACTTGATTCGTTTCCGAACCAAGAACCTGACCCTCCTCTGCGGTTTCTGTAGTCTCAGTTGCTTGCGCGGTCAATTGACCCGCTCTGCTCCTGGTGAACTGTGATAATGACATGTTGGTCGCCTGCTTGGGTGCAGCTTCGGCGATTGCTGCTTTTTGACTTTCATTCATAATAACGCTTTTTACGCCAGCGATGGCGATGATGCATTATAGCACTACTTTTTTGTCGATTTAAGAATTAGGAAATCTATTCCTTAAAACTTCCCAATCGCAAAGTTCTATAATTTCATCAAGCGCTAATATTCTACCTGAAGTCTGTTGAATTACCTCCATGTCGGCTTTATGCAAATCCTGTATGCAATCCTCTCGCATCTGCACGATTGACTGCACAAGAGAAGCGAATGCTTCGTGATGTTTCAGGGATTCAATGTCGTCTGGTATCATAACTACTCCGCACCCTGAGTTTGTATCTCTCCAACTCTAGCGGCTTCAGTGCCGAGTTGCCCGAACTCAGTAGCATTGACCATTTGCTGCTGCTGGAATGTGTACTGACTTGCGTACTTATTCAGTCTCTCCGCGAACATTTGATCCTGCTGTAACCTAGCTGCAATGTCAGGCTGCTGCGCGTATTGCTGTATCAGCTGAGAAGCTACTTGACCTCCATTAGGTCTAGCTGGCATTTCTATACCTGCAAAAATCTTGGATAGATCATCCAGTATTTGATTCTGGATCTCCTGTGAAGCGGTTTCTGTTTCCTGCATGATGGTATCCGCAAGGACGGGATCAATGTTCGACATTGCTGCAGTCAAAAGACTATCAACATTCACGCGTCCACCTCTGTCCAGTTTCAACAAGCTAATCATCTGCTCTATCTTGCTGGATTGCGTCTCTGGATCGGCACTTAGACTATCAAAGGATATTGTAATGTCGTAGTTCTCATCAGGGGATCCCTTCTGGAATTGAACGGGGTCGGGCGCTCCAGTGACCCTGAAGTAAACGTAGTCAGGACCGAAGCGCTGAAAACAAGTAAAGCACATGTTTATTACGTCCGAGCAATGCTTCAAGAACTTGTCCACCAGGAACTGCCTACGAGCTGTACTTATTTCATCATCAGCTAGTCCAGTTAGTTGATTTGCCTGGTTCTCCATCCGATTTTCCATCTCTATGCTACTTTCAGCTGAGGAGGCTGGAGGCGGATCCATGTATTCGTAATCCTTTTCACGTCTGCGCGGAATCAAGGAACCAGGGCCGAAGTTAGATGGGGGTTGATTGAAAGGGTGCAGTATAGGGGGAAGTGTAGTTATACTGTTGCGATCAATTCTAGTGTCGCGTTCAACCTTTACTTGCTGCTGCAATCCCTTCAGTTGCGCTGGAATTGAAGTTGCATCATAGAGTCGTTTACTATTGTTCGAAAGTCTAGTGACGATAACTGGGTAGTCATCGTATCCGTTCATCAGTTCAAATTTAGCGTAGTCCGTCTCCGTGCTGGACTGGAACTCTCTGTGAAAGATAGTGCAATATATGCCCTCGGATCCATCCTCTGGATCAATCAATCTTTGGTACGCATGCACGATTTCTATGAGTTCGTCCGCCTCGTAGGTGGTGTTGTTGCTTGCAAAATTGGACCTTCGACCTTCCTGCTCGATCTCAACGCTGTCCACATTTACGCCCCTGTAACGATCAATAACAGTCTGCACGAAATCTTCATTCCAGTCCTCCGTAATAACTTTATTTTCTAACTGCTGCGCTGTGTAGTAAGTTCTCCAGAAGCAATAAGGACTGCGCTGCGGATCGGTAACATAGCTAGGAAACAAGAAATCTCCATCAGCAGCAAGAGTGCGCACTTCAGGGGCATCTACAGTTCTTCGCACGGCTGGCAATTCAGCGAACCCAGTCTTCCTTAATTCTTTCAGAGCTTTCTTTGCGCGTTTCTGCGTTACGCCCTCGTAAGCGGACTGCAGCATACCAATGACGCTTTCATCATCTCCCGCTTCTAGCATTTCAGTTATTTCGGGGGCATTGAGCTGTATCTGGTCCAGGCTAAGTCTTTGAA